CTGTGGATGCAGAGCTTAAAGGTGAAGATGAAATGTAAGTGGAACACTATGATGTCTAAGCTTATGTTCAAGATGAACGGAGAGTGCCCTGATAATTTTTTATGTATCTGTAAGAAGAGCAAATGAATATAAAAGATAAATCAAGAGGCTTTGGTGACACGGTTGCCAAGGTAACAAAATTAACGGGTATCAAGTCTGTAGTAGACACGGTCAGTAAAAAGATGGGTAAGGACTGTGGATGTAATAAAAGGCGTGATACTTTAAACAGAATAATACCCTACAAATAGAAATTATGAAACAAGGATATAACCAAAAATATGGAAGAAGTATTCCTGTAATTCCTTCAGACTATGCTATCCCTAACCCTGCTAACGTAGTTGGAACAGGAAGCACATCTGCAGTATCACCTAGCTTACTAATTGACACTGACGCTGACTTTATTAGACAGGGTGTTGAGGTTGGGGCAACAGTTTATAACATTAGCACGGGTTTAGGTGCTGCAGTTGTAGCCATTATTGGAGAATCAACGTTAGAGCTAAGTGACGATATATTTTTAGGAAGTTTAGAAACGTATGCAGTAGGAAACGTAATATCAGGTGTAGGTTGTGCTATATGGACAGGCACGGGTGGAAACATTGTAGGAACAACAATTGAGGGAGATTTTATTTCATTAACTAATGTACCTGCGGGGGTTATACTACCAATAATATTTAATACTATTAGTTCTAGTTCGGCAACTAGTATGGTTGCTCTTTTTGAATAAAAAAATGGGACTACAGGATTTGAAAATATATGCCATAAACTCAGGAGTGCTTGCAGTATCCTTTACTGAGATTGAGATGTTGTTAAAGGTAGTGTTGCTAACCGCAACTATAATATATACGGTACAAAAGATTTACTTAAACAAAAAAAATTAGTACATTAAAGTTATGACGACTAATGATGTAGAAAATATAATAGTACACTGCTCTGCTACACGAGAGGGAGACGACTGTATAGACATGCATGTCATCGACAGGTGGCACAAGGCAAAAGGTTGGAGGGGATGTGGCTATCACTTTGTTATACTGATAGACGGAACGATTCAAGTAGGAAGAAACATAAACGATTCAGGCGCACACACCATTGGGAAAAACTCTAAGTCTTGGGGCGTATGCTACATAGGCGGGGTTGAACAGGATGGCAGGACACCGAAGGATACTCGTACAAAAAAGCAGAAGGAGTCTTTACTTAGCCTGTTAAGGTTTTTAAAGTTACTACAGCCTGACGCTACTATCCGCGGACACCGAGACTTTGCAGCCAAGGCGTGCCCTTGTTTTGATGCAACAGATGAATACATTAATATATGATGGGGAAGGTCATGGAATGGTTTAGTGGTAGCCTTGTCAAGGATGTCCTCGGGGGGCTTGATGGTCTGATAACGTCTAAGGAAGAAAGGATGCAGGCTGAGATAGCATTGAAGCAGATATTTGCGACCAAGGAGCTTGAGCTTCAGAAGATGCAGGCTGATATAATAATAGCAGAGGCGAGTGGCAATTGGCTACAGAGAAGTTGGAGACCCATACTAATGTTATCGTTTGGTTTCATTGTTATATACGTAAAGTTCCTTGGACCGTTGTTCGGTCTGACCATACCACCGTTAGAGGATGAGTTTTGGAACCTGTTACAGCTCGGTATAGGAGGCTATGTTATAGGTCGAACGGGTGAGAAGATGATGGACAGTTTCACTTCAGACAAACGTAGAAGAAAAAATAGAAATTAATTTTCTATCTTTACAGCTAAATAAAATTAAATTAAATGGAAAGGTTAACTGAAAAAGAATTAACTGAGCTTCAGAATTTAAACACTGAGTTCACTAAGTTCAAGATTACTATTGGGGATTTAGAGATTCAAAAGAGTAGTATCATCTCTGAGATAGCAGCTATTAAGATGAAGTTTGCTCAGAATGAAAAGAAACTAATTGATAAATATGGTGAAGACTCTGTTATAAATATTCAAACAGGAGAGGTTCAGCAGAAAAAAAAATAAGAGATGTCAAAGATAAGTAACACTGCAGCATACCCTAACGCTACTCCCGTAATTGGAGATTATGTTATTGGAAACGTAGCATCAAGCCTCGAAACAAAAACCTTCACAATAGGAGACATCATTGGTTTAATCCCTGATAACACATTATCTGAGGTATTAGCAGCAGGTAATACTGCAACAAACGATATAACATTAACAGGTGATATTACCTGTACTTCTATCATACCTACCGACATAAAAGACGCAGGTGGTAATACAGGTACAGTAGGTCAGTATCTTATTAAATCTGTATCTAACACTTTATTGTGGGAGGATTTGAGTGTAACCTTAGAAAGTGTATTAGCAGCAGGAAACACGGCAACAAACGATGTAAATTTAACAGGAGATATTAATATAACCGGGGATATGGTTGTAAGTAATAAACTTTTTGTAGATGTATTAATAGATATAGCCTCAGCTATTCCTTTAACAATGACTGCCATAACTGCATATGACGATGATGCAGCAGCAGGATTAGCAGGACTAACACAGGGGAATGTGTATCAAACGACAGCAGCTAATGCAAACGGTGCCGGAGTATTAATGGTAAAACAATAATGGATATTCGTAAGATAAGTGTGGGACCTGACTACAAGTCGGGGGCTATGCACTACATAGTAGGTCAAGAGATACTAAACGGTAGTCACACTATTCATCTAATAAAATATTACGATGAGAGCGACTCTATAAAGATATGGATAGAGAGCACAAGTCAAGAGGTTATACTGTGGAAGGAGTTTACATCTACAGTGCCTGTGTCAATTGAATTTAATATAAATTTTTAATGAAATCAATATATCAGTTTATAGTAGAACCCGTAAATAAGAAAAGATATAACAACACCAAGACAATAGCAGGAATAGAGTTTATAGTTAGCACATCAGAAGAGGATGTGTCAGCCTCCAATAGAGAGGCTATAGTGATAGAAACACCACTAAACTATGACGGTCCAATTGAAAAGGGTGATGTCTTATTGGTTCACCACAATGTATTTAAGTTCTACAATGATATGCGGGGCAGAAGACAGAGTGGGAAAAGTTTTTTTAAAGAGAACATATTCTTTTTAGACCCCGACCAATTCTTTGCATATAAAAAAAATGGCGAGTGGCAAGGGTACGACCGCTACTGTTTTATAAAACCCATCCCCGCAAAAGAAAGCTATATATATAAGGCTACAACCAATGAACCTTTAATTGGAACCATTGCTATAATTAACGAGGAACTTAAATCTCAAGGTCTAAAGGAAGGGGATGTAGTATGCTACAAGCCGTCACAGGAGTATGAGTTTAAGGTAGACGATGAGGTGCTATGGAGAATGTATGACCACTCAATAACTTTACAACTATGAGGAATTTTTTCAAATCATTAGCAGTCCTCCTTATAGCAAAGATTATTTTAGATGTTATACTACTATTGTTTATAATTAATATTATAAGATAGATGGACACAAAGCAAGTTAAGCTAAAAATAATTGAAGCAGGGCACAGGGCAGTAGAGCAGCTTATAAAGGTTGCCAAGGAGCAGATTATAAAGCACGACCCTGAGGATGACATATCGGCAGACAGATTAAAGAATGCTGCCGCTACAAAGAAGTTAGCAATATTCGATGCCTTTGAGATATTAAAAAGGATTGAAGAGGAGCGTGAGGCTATAGAGAGCAGCGGTGTTCCTAATAAGTTAGATACAAAACAAGGGTTTGCAGAAAGAAGGTCTAAATAATATATACCGAGTAATACACGACTACATACCTAAGAGCGTGTATACTAACAAGAACCGTAACAGGTCTTGGCTGTATGGTCATAACGAGAAGTATGACGTTGTAGTAATATCAAAGACCGGAGAGATAGGAGATATAGTTGAAATATCAGGACTAAAGATAGCACTACCCAAACCCCCAAAAGAAATATACCAAAGACATAACGATAAGAAAGAGCAGTATTGGGAGCGTTACGATATACCAAAACCTTTATCTAAAATACCATCCATCTTTCAATGGAATGAGATGCCTTCAGATTTCAAGGCAAGATGGGTGGACTATATTGAAGCAGAGTTCGATAATAGAGAGGTAGGTTTTTGGTTTATGAGTAATGGTATACCCACGTATATAACCGGGGCACACTATATGTATCTGCAATGGACCACAATAGATGTTGGATACCCTGACTTCAGAGAGGCTAATAGGTTACTGTATATATATTGGGAGGCTTGTAAGGCAGACAAGAGAAGCTTTGGTATATGCTACCTAAAGATTAGGAGGTCAGGTTTTTCTTACATGGGTTCTGAGGAGTGTGTGAACATGGCTACGCTTGCTAGGGATGCTCGTGTAGGTATACTGTCAAAGACAGGGTCTGATGCAAAGAAGATGTTTACAGACAAAGTTGTTCCCATATCAAACAACTACCCATTCTTCTTTAAGCCTATACAGGACGGTATGGATAAGCCTAAGACAGAGCTTGCTTACAGAGTCCCTGCGTCTAAGATTACAAAAAAGAATATGTTCCTCACAGACGAAGAGGAAAAGCTTGAGGGGCTTGACACCACTATTGACTGGAAGAACACCTCAGACAACAGCTATGATGGTGAGAAGCTAAAGCTACTTATACATGACGAGAGTGGAAAGTGGGACAAGCCAGACAATATACTAAACAACTGGCGTGTTACTAAAACATGTCTCAGGCTGGGTAGTAAGGTTGTGGGTAAGTGCATGATGGGTTCTACGTCTAATGCCTTGGATAAGGGTGGGAGGAATTTTAAACAATTATACTACGACTCTGATGTATCTAAGAGGAACTCAAACGGACAGACTAAGAGTGGCCTGTATAACCTATTCATTCCTATGGAGTGGAACATGGAGGGGTTTATAGACCAGTATGGAATGCCTGTGTTAAAGACACCAAGCAA